TTGTTGCTAAATGTGATATGTTAGATAAATGGAATGAAGTTGTTGGGCTCTGGGAAGGCGACGACCTTGCCGGAGCCATTCTTACAACTATTTCGAAACGTAAACCTTATACCGCTAACCTTCAATTGCTTCATACTTTTTATGCGCATAGAAACAAAGGTGTTGCCAGAAAGCTATGCAATCATTCTTTGTATTACGCTTTCTATTCGAGCGCACATTATTTCAGAGTTTCTTCGGAAATTCCAGCTATACCGTTCTACAAAAAACTAGGCATACAATTCGTAGGTAAACAGAAAAGTGGATGTCTATTGGCTATGTTTAAGATTAATTCTTCGGAATTCGAGAAGATTGATTACTCTCTCGACGATATAATCTATAAGGCTGCAACGAAAAAAGGAAAGGGAGGCTGCGTAGAGCTCTTCGTCGAATATAAAGGACTTGACATTTTCGCAGAATAGTGGTAGTATATGTTTATTGGGTGATGTAAAGGAAGCCCAATATTTTGAAACGGTCCAAAAAGGAGTGACCTATGAAAACTGCAAAACAGGCTATTTGTTATCTTTGGTATAATCGTGAAACTACTAAGATTGTCTATGTAGGTTATCATAAACTTTCTGATAAGAATGTTTCAGACTATTACACTTCGAGCTCTACTGATCCAGCGTTTAATGATGCCTGGAACAAAGGGTTTCTTCGTCGAGTAGAATTTTTTGAAGGCACATTAGAACAGTGTATCTCGCTCGAGCATTATATGCTTGATGTATTAGATGCTCGTAATAACCCAGATATGTATAATAAGACAAATGGTGGTGGTGCTGGATGTAGTCTTTCGCACGTCACAGATAAAATGCGAGAGATCGTTAGCCGATGTATTTCTACAGATTTCATTATCGAAAAAGCTAGATCTACGTATAAGGAGCATATTCGTCTTGCTCGATCGATTGCAAATAAGGTAAAAGAAAACAAAATCAAGAAACATTATGAAGTCCATAATGTTTACGTTGGAGAGTTGGCGAATTTCGAACGAATTCAAATTCGTTTTAAGCTACGTCATAATCATCATGTAAATAAACTTGTAGATCGTATGAACGATCCAGAGCGTGCCAATCAGCATATCAATCCTATTGTGGTTGTTGTTTTCCGTGACGGCAAGAAAAAGATTCTTGACGGTAATCATACGCTCAGTGCAGCAATTGAAGCTAAATGGGCAACTGTGCCCGTAATTTATATTAATTCTGACGAATTCCTTGATGATCCTTCTATTATGGATCATTTCGGGGTTCTTATGAATCACGAGCCAGTTGTCAAGGAAGGTAATTCTAAGGAAGATGTGAAGCGCAAGATTGAAGCTCTTTATGTCGATGGAATTCCTTTTGATTCGGATGAAATGGAAGAAATTGTATTTGATCTTTATCTTGGAGAATTCTCTGAGAAGTCTCTAAAGAGTTTGATCAGCGCTGCTAAAGATCGTTATTTCACTAACGAAATTAACAGCAAGTATAATTTCTATAACTGGGTAGATAAGGATCTGAAGAAGAAGGTAAATTCTTACCTTGCAGAAAATCCTTATGCTGGTTGTATCAGTCAGTCTATAAGCACTGTCATTCACTCGGGTATTGGTGGTGTGGTAAATAGTTTGCGCCAAAAGACAAAGAATCGTCCCTCGGCAAGAAATAATCCGAAAGGCAAAATATTCATTCACTTTAAGAATGTTGAAGAATATCTTGAGAGAGATGTTCTTGAGCAAGAAGTCCGTGAATGTTTGGCCATTGCTAAACTTGAATGGATCGAGTTGGAATTTCTTCCTTGCTTCTGGGACACCAGGACAAATAAGGTAATAAGTGAACCAGCAAATCGTAAAGCAGCGTAAGCAAGATTTTATAAACTGGTATCGGTGGTCGCTTTCCATTAAGGATTGCGACCCCGCTATCTTTATGACCAATTACTTGTTCCGTAGGTTCGAACATAACAGAGAACAGAAACTCTGGATTGCTTGGATCTACGGTACAACGTATCATTTTCCGACAACGTGGGTTATCTGGAACGAGTTTCCTGATATGGAACTTGTTGGTCTTGATCGTTTGAAAGATTGGAACAGTAAGAATTATAAACGTCTACGGTATCAAACAGATACTAAATGGAACAAAGGCCATCTACCTGCTCAGTTTGAATCTTATAAAAACTGGGTTGGTGATAGATCGCAAGCAGAAGCGTTTAAAGATTTCCTTGCTCCGGGTAGCCCTAAACTAAGTTTCAGTTTACTATGGGACGAGGTCAAGGGAAACTTTCATAAGTTTGGTAGATATTCAACTTGGTTCTACATGCAAACATTAAAGCAATGTTGCGGTTTACCAATTGAACCGAGCAGTCTAATGCTTGAAGATTATTCTGGCTCAAGATCTCACCGCAATGGTTTATGCTTCGCTCTTGGTAAGCCTGAATGGATTGATAAAAAATTAGATGTCAGTCAACTTGCTTATCTGGAAGCACAGGCGTATCTAATTCTAGAAGAAGTTAAGAAAGACTTTCCTGACACTGATTATTTTGATATGGAAACATGTCTCTGTTCTTTTAAAAAGTTATTCAGAGTAAAACATGGTCGATATCTTGGGTATTATCTTGATCGTCAAGCTGAAGAAATTACTCAGTGTGAAAAAGATGGATGGGATGGTATTGATTGGCAACCAATGTGGGACGCTCGTAATGAAACTCTAAATAATAAACTATTGACTAATCAGATAAACAATAGTAAAATGGCTTTGTATAGTGAGAATGGTATTCTAGACTGTACAGGTTTATTTGTTAAACCTGAGAGTATAGGAATTGAAAGGTTTATGTAATGAAAATAATTGCGATTGGTGGGGAGCCAGGTGCTGGTAAGTCTACGTTAGTTAAACAGATTCTAGAAATTCTAGATAAGTATATTCCTGTAAAATGTTATGATAATTTTAAACTAGTTCCATATATCCAATGCGGTTCTCTTTATATACTAGGTAAGTATGACGAAGGCGAAACTTTCTCTGGAACCGATCGCATGTCTATGGCAGTTCAGCCAGAAGCAGTTAAATTCCTAGCAAGTTTGCATAAAGATTCGGTTGTTCTTTTTGAGGGCGACCGTCTTTTCACATCAACGTTCTTAGAACATTGCGTTGAGAATTACGATACTGAAATCATTTATCTAGAAACCGATAAGAGTATTCGTCAAGAGCGTTACAAAGAGCGTGGTAGCAATCAGAATGAAACTTGGCTACAAGGTCGGGAAACAAAGATTGCAAACATTCTTTCTAATATGACATTGATGTTCAATGTTACAAAGTTCAAGAACAACAATAAGGAAGAACAGAAGATTATTGTGGATTACATTATGAAATATTTGGAGGCATGATGAGCAGGTTATATAGTGAAATACCATCAGGTGTTAGTTATAAATTGGATGTTGCTGGAAAGGTTGCGCCTAAATACAAATATATGGAAGATCAGATTATTGCTGATTTCCACGCCTATATAGATAAGACATATGGGCAGCATTATATGACTGAAGAAGAGAATATAGAATGTTTCGATGTGTGGCTTGCTCTTGGTGATTCTATGCCTACCTTCCGAAACACTGCTATCAAATATCTTTGGCGCTATGGTAAAAAGCATGGCAGCAATAAAGATGACTTGCTAAAAGTTCTTCATTATGTTATAATGATGCTTTATGCAGATCATTATAAGGATAGGAAATGAAGACTATTGAGGAATACGAAGAAGAGAAAAGATTATTGAGAGAAAGGCATGGCACTGGCATTCAGTGTCCAGCTTGTGGTGATGAATTAGTTTTGTCTGAACCTGGCATCGTCTTACTATCAAACCCTCCTAGAAAAAAAGTTCATTGTAACACTTGTAAGTATCATAATACTATTACAGCATAAGAAAGGTATATTATGGAAATTAAGATCCCAATTGAAAAACTAAGAGAGCGCAAGTTATTTGTCGCCACACCAATGTATGGCGGACAGTGCGCTGGTATGTTTGCTCGTTCGTGTGCAGATCTTTCTGCTCTATGTACGCAGTATGGTATTCCTCTTCAGTTTTATTATTTGTTTAACGAATCACTAATTACTCGAGCTCGTAACTATTGTTGCGATGAGTTTATGCGTTCTGAATCGCAGCATCTAATGTTTATTGATTCTGACATCGGATTCAATCCACAAGATGTTATTGCTCTAATGTCTCTACAGGCTCTTGAAGAAGATAAGTATGACATTATTGGTGGTCCATATCCTAAGAAGTGTATATCTTGGGAAAAGATTAAGCACGCTGTAGATAAGGGTGTTGCTGACGATGATCCAAATGTTCTAGAGCGGTTCGTTGGCGATTATGTTTTCAATCCCAAGGGCCATCAGACCTCTATTCCAATCGCAGAGCCAGTTGAAGTTCTAGAGATCGGAACTGGATTCATGATGGTTTCTAAGAAGGCCATGACTAAGTTTTATGATGCCTATAAGGATCAGTATTCTTACAAGCCTGATCATGTTCGCACTGAGCATTTTGATGGTAGCCGTGAGATTCTTCAGTTCTTCCAGGCAGAAATTGATCCGGTATCTAAGCGTTATCTTTCGGAAGATTATTGGTTCTGTCAGAAGGCACAGGCAATTGATCTTAAGACATGGTTCTGTCCATGGATGAAGATGCAGCATGTTGGAACTTACATCTTTGGTGGTTCGCTTGCTGACCTTGCTTCGATTGGCGCTTCAGCTACTGCTGATCCAGGAGCATTAAAGTCAAAGAAAATGATGAAATCAAAGAACAAGTGATAGGAGAAAATACATTATGAAGATTGATACAGATACAGTTAATGTTCTTAAGAATTTTGCTAAGATTAATCCTTCCATTGTTGTCCAGGAAGGTAATGTTCTTAAGACTATTTCGCCAACCAAGACAATCATGGCAAAGGCAAAGGTAAAGACAGATTTTGATAAGCGATTTGCAATCTATAATCTCGATCGTTTCATCTCGATCGTTAGCACTTTTACTGATCCAGATTTTAAGTTTGGAGATAAGTCTGTTGATATTTCTGACAACAATCGTAAGACTCATTATGTTTATGCTGACGAAACCACGGTAACAAAGGCTCCGGAGAGAGAAATCAATCTTCCTTCGGTTGACGTTACTTTCCGTTTGACTAATGATAATCTTCGAGATGTTGAGAAGGCTGCTGGCATTCTTGCTCTGCCAGAGATTGTTGTCATGGGCGACGGTAAGAATCTATATCTTCAGGCTGCTGATTCGAAGAATCCTTCTGGCGACGTATATTCTATTCAGATTGGCGAGACTGATAAGGCGTTCAAGGCAATCTTTAAGGCTGAGAATATTAAGATTATTCCTGGCGATTATGATGTTAATATCTCATCAAAGGGCATTTCGCATTTTGTGCGTGATGATGTAGAA